TGCTTGTGAAATTGGCATTTGAAACTCCTAATTAATTTAAACTACTTGATTACGGGGCAGGGGATTTTATCACGATCCGAGCCATACCATCACGCCATTCATCACGACGACGACGACCTTGTTGTTCTACACCTAAGCCACCTATTGCTTGTTTATAACTAGTCTCAAAATAACTAAGCATTTCTGTTGGGCCTTTGGTATAACTGTAAGCTTGAATTAAACAAGCATACAATAATGCCTCAGGTGCATTAAGACTTACCCAGGTAGTAGGATTAATAGAGGATAACGTTGCAGGGCTTCTAATATATCCCAGTTCTACAACATAATTTGCATCAGGCGTAGGAGCTATGTAAAAAGTGTTTTGATCCCATACAGAGTAGTACCTAGGCGTTCCTGTGGAAGTCCCATCCGCCCAGAACTCTTTCATAAAAGAGGTATCTCTAAAGTCAAGGAATATTTGTTCCCCATCTTTAGTAATCATTATATAACGATGGGTTAAAAGATCGGAAGGCGCGGCTAGGAACTTATTTCCTGCTGTCATAGTTCCTGCAGACTCTTGCTTAAATACATCTAAGTCAATATCCCTAAGGATTCGATTTTCAGCCATCGTAATAAAGGTATTAAGCACAGAGGCGGTAAATACATTACCGTCCACTTCCGTGTAATTTCGAATATTCGTAATTAGTTCATTATATGTCATGTTGTTATCACCGTAACTTTTCCTAAGGTACCGACCCCAACAATGTCCTGGTCTGGCGTGTATGGACGCATGTCCACTGTGTTATTAGCACTTCCGATACTTTGAAACGCGGTGTCCCCTGGTGCATTTACAAATACCTGCATCGGTTCTACCCTGTCCGGGCGAGGCTGATCAAGAGATATTGCATCAGCTACAAAGCGCAACGGATCTAATTGAGGTTCTTTTGGCTCGTAGTCATCAGGACAGACTTTAAATCCACGCCAGTTTTTACGTAAAACATTGTAGGGATAACGCTGCCCACAGTAATCACACAGCCCAAAAGAGAATTTACCTGAGGCGTAAGCCACATTATACCCCTACATCTGGAACAAAAAAGACGCTCGCCGTATCCCTATCTTCTGCAGCTGCTCTAGCAAATTCTTCTTCATAAAAAGCTTTTAATATTTGAGTACGATCTGCTGCATATTTAAGTGACAGATAGTACGCTAATCCTGCAGCAAGGCAAGGCAAGAACCTAAAATTGACGTCTGCAGTGTTAGTATAATCGCCCGCATCGTCCATTCGCTTGATACGGTAGTATCTGAGCTGATAGACAGCACTTCGATCTGGGGAAGGGTAAAGGTACACCTTAGGCACGTTCGTGCGTTCTACATACAATTGTGCAGGTCGCGCCTGAGTTGACTTGTCTGGAATATGCAAATATTCAGCTCGACTGATGCGATCGATGACAATATCAACCGGAGGACTTTGTGAGTTGTCTCGAATGACCGCAGATAAGACATTTACCGTATCTGTGTCCAATTCAATCTCATAATCTCCTGCGACAAGGTTGTATGTTGCTAATTCAATTGTCCATAAATTCAGGCCACGGTTGGCCCACTCTAAAAACATTAGATTAAGTGATCGACGGGCTGTTTTAAGCTGATTACCGTGGGTCATTTGCATGCCACAACGTTCAAAAGCCTCTTCTATAAGCTCATCAATCTGTAAATCAAATACCGTGGTACCTGAAGTTGCCATTATGCACAGCCACCTTTTTTCATTTTCATGACTTTACCACCTTTTTTCATGCCCATGGCCATACGCTTACGTGGGCTTACTTCACCACCTTCAGCCAAGAAAACAGGATCGGTACTCGTGCCTGTCTTAGATACCATCTTGTTTTTAGCGCCTTTTTCAACGCAGCCACCACCTTTTGTTGCAGAACCCATTCCTCTTCCAGCCATGATATTACTCCTTGGTTAACAAACTTTACAGGGCTTCTTGCCCCGAACACAACATCCTTGACCTTTTGTAGTAACAAGGCCGCCTTTTTTAAAAGGTTCAGCATAATCAAGTCTTCTAGGACGAGTGGCACCACGTTCCGTATTTCGGTCCATGTCCATTTCCTTCTTCATTTGCTGTAACATTTTTAGTTCTTTTTCAGTAGGCTCTGAGTCATCTACAATAAAGTTACCCACTTGCTTCTTTTCAACCATTACAGGTTTTTGAGCCTTTTCAGGATACTTTTTACGCATTGCCTCAGCGTCTGCTTTGATTTGAGCATTACGTTCTTTATTTTTATAAGCACGTTTATCCTCTTCTGTTACTAGATCTTCATACTTAGCCATGTTCTATCCTTTTTTCAGCAAGCTTATCAATTTTCGCTTCAAGGCGATTAAATCCGTCATCAAAACGTTCCATAATTTTTTCAATGTCTGCACGTACTTCTGCACGAGTAATGTGATCACGGGCAATTTCCTCTCTAGTTCGGTTTAATAAAATGCCAAGACGATCCAGCTCTTCAAATTTTGCTTTAATTACAAAACCCATTATAGCCACCAGTCCCGTCAGCACGATGTTCCATACCATCATTTCCATTATTTACAGTTCCATCTTTTAAGAGAAGCAGCTTTGCGGGTAGGACGACCTTTTTCATCCTTCATTGGGCCTGGCATACCTGACATACGAGCACAGAACGACTTACGACGAGCGGCATCTTTCTCCGTTTTAGGATTAGGAGCAGGGGCCTTTAAATTAGATCCTGTTGCTTTGTTGTATTTTGCACGACCTTTAGCTGTAAGTCCAGCGCCTTCTGATACTGGAAGCTTCTCTCCTCGCCCTACTGCAAGTGATGGTGTCTTTTTAGCCATTATGTTTATCCGCAAATACGTTAATAAAAACTGTGTTGTCTTCTAATGCTTCTATCTCGTGCCATTCTGTTTCTTTTAGGTTCACTGGCTGTGTGGTTTTGTCCATCACAAGCTCTTTGTTTTCTTTGCGAATTATAACAGAACCTGCTGTACAAAACGATGCATGAGCGTAAATGTGTTCGTGTTTAGGCAATCCCTCGCCCTTGTTAACGTGGAATACGTTAATTCTCGCACCATCATAGGTAAACGAGTGAGCTGGAGGTACGTTTTTTGTTGCCATGTTCTATCCTTTTACGTTTCTATTATGCAAAGGCTATTATGCCAGCTAAATTAGTTGGGTTTAGCACATATATTTGTGTGGAGCTGTTATTAAGTCTTATTGCCTTGCCCGCAAGCCTGCCGTTTTGAACTGTAGTGCTACTCCTTCTACCTATACCGCCAGTTGCACCCCAGCCACCCCCACCACCACCTGCACATGGGGTAGTACCACCTGACATACTTAAATTACCCCCATTACCTTTGTATGCGCCACCACTATTGCCTGAAGAAAAATCTGAGAAAGAAACCGTGTTTTGGGTTACACTAAATGCACCTGTGCCACCAGCACTGCCACCTAGTCCTGGGACTATTTGATTTGCATAACTTCCTTGAAATCTAGTTCGTACGCCTGGTAATATAGTACCGCCTGAGCCTCCTGAAGCGTATGTAACGGCACCATTTACAACTACACTTCCATTATTACCTACAGAAACCCCACTAGATATACCTGGGTTATATGCTCCTTGTCCAAAATCACCACTTGACCCAAAATATCCTGCGCCACCACCACCATATGTTATTATTGTAGAATTGGCAACGGTTGTATTATTTTGACCACGGCCACCACCACCACCACCACCTGCAACGTAGCCGTTTGTGTTATCAATAATAATTTGGCCCATATTAGGCATATCTAGATAAAGTGCGTCTCCGCCAGCTCCCTGACTTGTTTCGCTTCCACCAAGCCCTCCCTTCCCTAAAATAGCTCCGTTAATAACTATTCGCATATTAACAAAGTTGCTATTTGTGCTATATAGTCTTAATCCCGCAGAATCTGTAGAGCTATTAGTAAGCACAACGTTTGCTGGAACTATTAGTAAAATATCAATAAACTGTGATGTAAACCCAGGAATAGTTGCTACGTTAAGTTGAGTTGTAGCATAACTTGATGTTGGGAATGTATATACTGCTGTTGTTACTGCTGTGTTCACCGAGCCGTATAATGTGCCTGAACCTGTTAGTGTGTATGCGTTACCGTTAGTTAATATAGAGTTACCACCAGCTGCGCCAATGTTATTTAAGGTAAGTTCGTCATACCCACTACTCCCAGCTGCACCCCAACCGCCACCACCACCGCCTTGACTAGTTGCTAAATATCTAGCATAAGTTGGAGCTGCGTTGTTTGCCGAACCCCCGTTGTTGTTAAATGTGAGCAGTCCTGCTTCATTATTTACAGAACCTGAACCACCTGCACCTCCGCCACCACCAACATTTTGGCTACCACTACTAACGTAAGTCCCACCAGTTCCTGGCAAAACAAATCCTCCACCGCCCCCACCTAGATAATATGCTACGTTACAACTATAATCAAACTGTATAATTGCTCCGTTACTTCCTGCATTTGGTGGAACTGCTCTTGTAAGACTTTCAAGGGTCACAGGGTTTCTACCGCCACTAACGCCACCGCCAGCGCCACCACCGCCCCCTACATAGGTTGCGCCATCATAAGTGTCAGCAAAACCACCACCACCGCCACCGCCAGCAATGTAGCCGTTGTTCTCAATAGTTACTGAAATTCCTGGAGTTACTAAAGATAACGCAGCGCTTCCATTTGCAGCTGCAATGTTAAATCTGTTAAGTGAACCACAAGCGTCTTCAAACAGATAAACAGCGCCACCGTCACCACCATAACCTACAATATTTCCATTATTGACTAGTTTGACTGTATCGCCTGCAGAGCCGCCTATAATTTGCATAGATGGGATGGGTTTGCCCGCCTGTGTAAAAGGCTGTGATGTGGGGTTTGTTCGTACTGGGTTAGTGCCATATACATACACCCCAGCGTTTACGGTAACTGTTACATCTGTCATACCTGCAACATAGTTTGCAAGAGATGTGACATCAACGGTTAAAAACTGAATGTTTGTAGCAACTACAAAAGATAATGCTACTCTGTCTACCACATTGACAGACTCTCCTGAACCACCTACTCCGTTGTCGGCAACAACATTAGTCACCTTACCTGTAGAGGTATTAGCGTAATTTGCTACTTCTGAGTTGCCGACTGAATATGTCACTTTATAACTCTTGTGTGCCTGTTGTCTTAGGTTGCACTGGCGCTTCAGCTAGTTTAGGCTCTTGTGCTAGTTCTGCTAAGAATGCATCTTTTAACTCTTGGTTTCTAGCGAACGCTGCTGTGCGGCCTTTTACTTTTTCGTACTGACCTGTTCCGCTAATAAACACCATATAGTCACCATCTTCTTCTGAATTTTCAGATGGGGCAATCCACAGCATACCATTAGCTGTTTGCACTGTTTGAATAATGCTAAATCTACTGGCTTGCTCAGTTAAGATCTGTGTCTCTAGTTCTTTAATACGGGCACTTGCTTCCGCCTTAGTATCAAAAAACTCTGCGTCACCTTTAATGTAATTTTGAATTTGATATTGTTTTGCCATGTTAATTTCCTATAATGTAAAACTTATTGGACCTGCTAAATTATTTGTGTTTGTTACAAAAATATTGTTTATGCTTGGGCCACTGACAATTGATTTACCTGCTGCTGCCCCCGCTTGAACAAGTGTTGCTCCTCGTCTAGAAGTTCCTCCAGTACCGCCCCATCCACCTCCGCCCCCTCCAGCAATATTGGAGGTAGACGTACTACCACCACCGCTTTCTTTGTATCCTCCGCCAGCACCGCTAAGAAAAGTTCCTACGGAAGCTATCCTAAACGCTCCTGACCCACCAGCTTGCCCTCCCAAGCCTACATATACCCCTACTGGAGGCATGCTAGGGTTATTGGTCCTTAATCCAGGTAATATAGTACCGCCTGAGCCACCTGAAACCCATGAAAATCCACAAGCGCTGAATATATTTCCATTAGTTCCTGTAGATATCCCAC